ATTTTTGCATTGTGGCTCAAGTTTTGCACATGGTTCGACGCAAGGCCGAAGGCCTTGTCGCTCTGGGTGGCCACCGGAGGTGGCCTTCAACCACAGCAAATAAGTATTGACAGCTACTTTGGTATGAGTATAATAAACGGCATAAACATAATGTGAGGAATCTATGGAGACAAAAGAACAACCTAAAAATACGCCGACGAAAAAGGTGTTTATAGAATTAGCAGATGGACGCCTATATTATGGCCTCATTGGTGCCGTAAGTGTTGGGTCGGCATCTATTTATCACTGCGCCCGTGCATCGTATGATGAAGATCAAGGTTTTACGCATGAGAGCGTGCCATTCGCTCCATATGTATCATTCTTCAACGTAGTGATGGTTATCGAGAGTGTCTTATGACAATAATTTTAAGTGGCGACGAAGCGAAAGATATGCTGGATGCATATACTTTTGTTGAAAGTTTAGTGGCGAGTGAACAGTTTTATGGTCTCTACCAAATTTATAAAGTTGGATTAAACGAAACCGGCGGATTCGTCGTCGAAATAAGGAGTATCGAAAATGGGGATTAAAATGTTGGAGGTGGCGAAAGTTAAAACGGCGAAGGGATTTAAGTCGCATTCGCTTGATGACATTCTGGCCGCCATTAAAAAATCTGGTCAGTCGGTAAATTTTTCGGAAGAATTAGTGATGATGGGGCATCAGTCGAAAAACTATGCCGCAAGCGCCGGAAAAAGTGCGATGGTTGCCGAATGGGATAGGGTATTTATAAAATGCACGGCTACGGCCGGAACTGGAGAAACTGGCACGTCAGTAATCGAAATCAGTGGTTCGGATGGCATGACGCCGACTCAAGCGTCCGGCGCAACTGCAACATATGCCCGAAAATATGCTGCTACTGGTCTATTCGGGATTAGCACCGGCGACAAGGATGTAGATTTCGAGGAGAGTAAAAAATAATGGATAAGGAGAATACGACAATGGAAAGCAGTAAATCAGCCAAATCAATAAGGATATTCGACGCCGTGTGGGGGTTTTTCGGAGGCACAATATCTTTTATGGCACTCAAGTCAACCGAAGGCACTGGGGCTTTCGTGATTGGAATTGTAATATTCGTAGTCTGGATAATAGCAGTAGTGTCTCTGGCCATAATGAACTCGAAAATTGATGACCTCGAAAGGGAATCGGCTTATTTAGAGGGGAAGCACGCCGGCATCAAAAAAATGGCCGAAGAATACGAGAAGTTGGAATCAGAAATCAAAAAGGAGAAAAAGTAAGATGCCTGGAACCAAAGCAGGAGGCAAGAAAGCCGCCGAAACAAATATGAAATTGCGTGGAAGAAATTTCTATCGGGATATAGGTCGTATTGGGGGTAGAAATGGACACACTGGAGGATTCGCCGCTAGCCCTAGTCTAGCAAGAATTGCCGGTCGCAAAGGTGGTCTAGCCAGCCGAAGGGGAAAGGCAAAAAATGCTAATCGGAGAACCACAGATTGAAACGCTATGTAGTAGTATGCCCATGTTGCGGAGATAAAGATTTTGGGGAAATTAAAAACGTAACACGTGCGAGGCGGTGGGCTTTCCGAAGATACAAGCAGACTAAATCTAGTGCTTGGCTCCAAGTATATTTTTGGCTACTTGCACACAATTATAAGGAAGGTCATCCATTCTGAAAAAAATACTAAATTTATATGCTGGCATAGGTGGCAACCGAAAACTGTGGGGAGGGGAGATTGAAGTTGTGGCTATTGAGAACAATGAGCAAATCGCATCTGTTTACGCTCATCTCTTTCCCAAAGACAAAGTTATAGTAGCAGACGCCCATCAATACCTGCTAGAACATTTTAAGGAGTTTGACTTTATCTGGGCTAGCCCTCCATGCCAAAGCCATAGTCGAACAAATATCTTTCTGAGTGGTCAAGGTATCCATAGATACCCAGACATGAAATTATACGAGGAAATTATATTCTTGCGCCGATGGTTTAAGGGCACGTGGGTAGTAGAAAACGTGGTTCCATACTACGAGCCACTTATAAAACCGCAAAGGGTAGGGCGTCATTGTTTTTGGAGTAATTTCGAAATTCCAGATCGTGATTTCGATTACGTCCAAATCGGCACAATGAATCGTAGAGCAAGCAAATCATCCCAGAGGCGTGCAATAATACGGGAGGCGCAAATACCGGAGTTGCTTGATTTGCACGGCTTGAACGATATGAATATAAAATTCAAGAATAAAAGGCAGATTTTGCGAAATTGTGTGCTGCCGGAATTGGGAAAATACATTTATGACTGTTCAAAAATTTAAGTATTTCGACATAAACACTGCCTTGGCCTACAACGGCTACCTCACGTTTGTCGTGTCGGTTCGTGGAACTGGAAAAACATACTCAACTCAAAAAAAGATACTGAAAAAGTGGAAAGAAAACGGCGAGAAATTTCTCTTCCTAAAACGCCGGAAAGAAGAAATAAAAATAACGGCGCCTAAATTTTGGGATAAACACCAGACGGCAAAAATGCCGATCCGCTACCGTGGCAATACGTTCCAAATCGGGAAGAGCATCACACATAAGCGAAAGGACGGAAATGATGTTGAAACTATCGTATGGTCGGATTTCGGGTATGCCCTCTCTCTAAATGCCGTGTCGGAATTGAAAGGCATAATGCTAGATAATGTCAAATTGATTATCTGGGATGAGTTTATAGATATAGACAACCGCTACTTGGTGGATGAGTGGGAGCGTATACTGAATGTATTGGAAAGCACCGGACGCATGGACGATGGCGTAAGATTAGTGGCGTTGGGGAACGAAACAAATGCATCCTACTTGCCCATATTTGACCAAATGGGTCTGCCGAAATTAGGCGGATTTGCAAAAGGCGGAACCAAATTTAAGGGCGGAGAGGTCGTCGTTTACAAGGTGGATGCGACAGATTATATCGAGGCGAAAAAAGAAACAAAACTTGGCAAAGTAGCACGTGGAACTGGCTACTATGAGAATATGATTGAGGATACTGCCAAGCCGGATATATTAGAATACTACTTGGGTGAGGCCACATTTATAGCACAAACACATTACTGGATTTGCGTGGCGGACAAATATTATTCGGTGAATGGGGCGAATATAGACGCAAAAGATAATAATGGCAAACCTGGGAGGATTATTGGAGGATATTTTATAAAAGAAGAAAATAGTTTACATCTGCCAAAATATGTATACGCTTTGGATTTTAGTATGAAACACAAACCTCTATCTAAGGGGGCGATAAGTATGCTTTGGGCCGGCATCGTAAACGACCGTGTGCGATTCGATAAAATCACAACTGCCGGACGCCTAATCCCATATTTGAGGCCTAAAAAATGAATGAATCATAACTATCGCCAAACCCATCGGTGTCCATCCCAAGCCTTCACCTCTTGGTCGGTGTGTCTCTTGCCTTTTGATTTGGTTGGTATGGGCGGAGTGCCACCGCCGGCCATCCATTGGTCGAATGTTATAATCTGGTCGCAGATACTTAGCGGCCCTTTAGTATTTTTGCTAACAATTTTGCCAGCGCTACCGTTACTTTCATAATAATCGTGAATCACAATATAATCACCAACGCTACACCATATATGCCCGTCTCCTGGAGTTCGTCTAATATAGACCCTCACGTGTGAATCTAGTTCTGCTAATTTCGCAATGCCTTCATTTAGGCATGAATCACCAAAGTCCTTTGCGTGTCCCCTTGCTTTCCATGGGTAAGGCACTCTCATAAAATTCAATAGCGCCTTAATCAGTGTGACACATTCTCCGTTAAGTTCTGGATTTGTGGGTTCTATCACGGTAGTGCCGACTAAACTATCCAGGAAGGCGTGGACTTCGGCTTGCGTTTTCATAACCACCTCCTAGTAATTATACATGCCGCTCTCTGACGGCCATAGCCATACGCCCTTATCGAATAAGGCCTCCATGCGCAGTCTCTCCTCCATTGTTCCTCTTGCGGTCGCAAAGTGAAGTGTCCCCTCATAATACGCTTTAATACTATTCTTAATTGCAGGTGTCATCGTCTGATTGTATACATACCCATTAGTGCGATAGAATGATGCCATTTTTGTTGCCGCTGCTACTGGCACTTTCTTAAGGAATACATCGACGCCTATAAGAGCGGATGAAATCACGCTCTCGGCTGTTAAGTTGCCCGACACTTGAATCCCAGCGAACTTCGCATTAGTAAGGGCGGCGTCCATTTCAATGTCGAGTTTTGCTTGTTCAAGCGGTATAGATAAAAGACTTCCGGCGGCGGCGCCAATACCAGCGGCGACACCGAGTGGGTTCCCCATCGCACCGGAGGCGACAGCAACGCCAGCGCCGGCGGCGGCGGCACTGATTTTGTCTATAGCCATCGTTGAACTTTTTGCCTCGAAGTTGGTCTGAATCATAGAACGTTGGCGCCCGAACGCATTGTCGGATGTAGGTAGCCCCATTGAGGTCGGGATAGATATGAGATACCGCATACTGTCAGCACCATCCAGTCCACCAGTCACATAATACTGTCGTGTGCCGGCGATTGGCTGCGATACGCTTTTGACTGTTAAAGTATTACCAGAAAGTTCGCTGTATGGTATTTCAATGCGATTCTCAAAGTTTCCTCTTTGAGCAATCACGATCGTAAAGTTATCTGCAACAATACGAGGGTCAAAACTAGACACGCTTGGGATGGAAATGGTCGGCCACTGGCGCACGATATTCCCGAACCCAAATGATGATGGTGAATCTTCGTCAACATCAATCTTTGGCACAATAAACGCATCGACAACCAAGTCCATTTGCTCATTTTGAGCAAAACTATACATAAAGGTTCGGAAGTTTGTCCATTCTTCGAAAAATGAATACAAGATTGGGATAAACACAAGTTGGGCATTCGGGGTATTGAGGTTTGAGATATAATATTCAGACAAGGCAGCCGACGGCGCTCCACCAGAGTTCGGTATTCCAGCAGCACCAACGCAAACAAGGGATTCCCCAGGGACATTGCCAAGAGACGTGATTAGTTGATAGTCATACTCCCCATTGTATACGATGTCTGGAATGCTTTTTGTGTCCGCACTCAAAACATTACCCGAGAACCTTCGGATAAAAGAGTTGAGGGGCGTAGACCATGATAGGTAGGTCATTAGTAAGTCAGTGTCAAAAGTGATTTCTGTGTTGTTATTATTCACATACCTGATATCCCTGATAAACGCATAGTAACGGATACTCTCATTATTGACGCCGGCAAAGTAAAGATAGTTGTATTGTCTCGCCGTCTCATAATCAATGGCTACCTGCACCGTGTTATTCTTAACATAAGATAAATTATCCAAGATTAAAGATTTTCCATCAAAATAACCATCCCTCGCTGCCGGAGATGGAAAATCTATCACATTTACAGGATTACCGTTGTAATTACACAGTCCGACTCTCCCCACTCTTTGCATCGTGCTCATTTCCAAGACACTCCTTCTGTTTTTAAGTGGATAACTCGACCGGTAGTGGAATAGATTTTTCTCAACCCTAGTTTCTCCGCCTCTTTTATGGCCTCATTCACATCATTAAATAATAGCCCAGCCACAACCCACATAATTCCCACCGTATTACCAGAAAATTGCGATACTGGATTATCCGTATACTTCAAAAATCTTGTTCCAGCCCCCCATTTGTCACCTCTTGTTTTTTTCCCAAACACAATGTTACCTACCAAATGTGGAAAACACGCCACGTATTATGCTACCTACGACATCTTTTGTGCCAACCTCCATTGAATCGGGCAATATCGGCGTGTTCGCTTTCTCTGCCTGTGCGATTTCGTCAAGTTCCCCAAGATATGCCGCATGAGCGCCCTGCAGTGCATCCCTGCGCTCTATCGGGTCAACCATGCTCGTCAGTATTTCCCTAGTGTTCCGGTTATAGAGTTGTTTTGGTGACAAATATTCATCTCTCATCGCATAAATCCTTGTATTATCTTTTGCACAATGTTGGGCTTCTTAATCATTATACCACCAGAAGACTTTATATTGTCCAATCCGTGTCCAGCCATCCGCATTGCGCTGTCCTCGAATATCGAGTGGCGTTCCCTTTGGTATTCAGCGTCTTCGTCTCTCGCATGTTTCGGGACTAATGCGTCACCACTATCTTCTCGCACCATAAACTCGTCCAAATTCTGATTATGAATCTTATTAAGTTCGTATAGATTGTTTATCCCAGTTGCATCTAATCTGTTGGCCATAACTCATCCCTCGATTCCGGCCATTCTGTATCGAATGTTCTTATGTGCAAGAACATCATCCCTACAGACCTTATTATAACATCGTAAATACTCGGGGTATTCAAGAAATTCTGGAAACGGACAGACAAATCTCCGCCAACACTGCTTTTGACGTTTCCTTTAGTTTCGGTGTCTGAAGTTCCCCTATTATCACCTGCACTCTTCGATTCGTCAACGTTTGCTTGAGTGAGGTAGTTATTAATATCGTCAATCCTGTTTTGGGGAGTATCCATCATCTTCGACGTCCCAGAGGCGTCCGTTTCGCTGTGTCCAGTAGTTTTGTTGTTCGTAATCCTATCATCGGAAGTTTTATTATAAAAGAATTGGTCATCATTATTTAAGGCAAGCCACTCTTTAAGTGGATATTGAAGTTGTAGCATGTTCTTGTATAACTTGTCATTAAAGCGCTTAGTCCACATGCTTGTGTCCATAAACGATATGTGGTCATAGTAATAGTAATCCGTTATCACTCTCTTTATCACATCTCGAACGAGTTTTGTGCCGTCTGGCGATAGCGTCCCCTCTAAAATAGGAAAGTCCTCCGTAAATATTTCTACTCCGCTCGTTATAAGTTCTTCAAGTGTTGGGGGTAATGTGGCTCTCATTTTCCTCCTCTCGCTTCCGTAATAATATCGTCGCTTTTGTTCGGCTTCTGTTCGGTCATCAATTGGTCTAACACCTCTTGGAGTGCTACGTCATGAGTGCTTTCGTCTCTCATAATCATTTTGATAACTCTTCGATGCCTTGGCAGGGCGTCTGGATAATCCTCCATCGCTTTCAATACCTCCACATAGATGGCTCTTGCATCACTCTCGCTCTCTTTGGCCTTGTATAATCTCTCTATGAGTTCGAGTTTCTTAGTCATCGTCATCTCCGAATATGAGTTTGCGCTCCCATTCACGCCGGCGCCGAATCTGCTTTCCTTCGTCAGAGTTCACACTTGGACGGGTCATTAAACCCTCTATCCGTTCTTCATCCGTCATTAGAATCCCCCCCTATATTTATAATCTATCACGTTATTATACTCTCTCCTAGTCAATCCTGGGTATGCTTTTTTCATTAATTCATAATCTTCTTTTGACTTGGTTGGAACCGTTTTGCCATAACCTTCTGGATAATACTGGTGGCGATTACCCTCATTAGAGTTAGCGCTTGGATGGGCGAGCAGACCTTCGATTATTTCATCCTTACTCATTATCGCCTCCTTCACTTAATTGTTTTTCTACTTGTCCAACCAAAAAGTTTACTACCGGATTCATATCGTATGCGGCCATTGAGTATGTCGGCTGATTTAGAACCGCCAATATGCCAAACTTCTGAAATAACTCGACTTGGAAATCTACACGGAATCTCATGGCCTCCATGCTCTGGTTTATCGTCAAATCCGAACCGACAAGCGCCTCTGCTACCGTCAACTTCTCTCGCTTATCAATAGTGATATTGGAGTATCCCACTTCTCTCAAGAACATTTGGAATATGGTGTTGTATTGCGCCTCTAATCTGTCCACGAGATACGGGACGTCGAGACGTAGAACTTTCAGCATCTCTTCGACTGCAATCCCATCGTCGGCCACAATCTCGTCGCCATGTCGGTAACTTTCAATTGCCATCCGCAAGTCAAGCAGTTTTTCTTTCGGGGCTTGAAGTAGGTATGGGGTTTTCAGTTTTTCGAGGTTTCGCTCAATATCATTGCGGACTGTGCCAAGTTTTTCGGCATACCACCAGAGCATTTTCATGTTCGAGGCGCCGTCATATCTATCACGAATGATAATTAGATTCGGGTCATCATTTGATACCGTTTTGGTGTATAGGCCATTTGGAGAATAGAGCGTGTAAGATGTGGGAATCTCATAAATATTAAACATGCCATTTTGGACGGCACGGAAGATTCCAAGCCCGATATTATCGTCATTATAGATGCACATACGGCCAAATCGAGTGATGCCTCTCTCCATATAATCAAATGGTAGACGTTCGCCGCTCTGTTGAACCCAAATAAAGCGGTTGTCCATGATTCGCTTTAGTTGCTCAATAATCATCAGCGTGTTTGCGCTCTGAAGTGCTTGTTGCTTAATCTTTGCCATCTGCACCTTTCGGATTCCCAGTGCCAAAATGTCGGCGTGGCGGCTCCGAAACAGACTCCCCGTCTTGGTTGTCGTGTTTATTTTGGTAATGTTGAAGAATCCTAGTTTCCGGTTGGTTATTCCTCACCAATTGCATCAAATCTTGAGGGGGAATTGGCATATAAGATGGCAATACATTGATTGAGGGTCTTGGTTGCTGTTGCCCATTCATATCATGATATTACATGCTTTTGTGTAAAAATACAATACCCCCAACTGTGAGGTATTGGAGGTATTGTGGTCTATGCTGCTAGACTATAATCAAGATACAGTGATGGTGGTAGACACGGCGGCGTTCCCAACGATGTTGAGGTCGAGAGTGCCGGCACCAGTAACCGTCACGGTCTTGCTGACATTATCAATAGTAGCGGTCGCCGTAGCGGAGGCCGAAACTTCGATGATATCAGTAGAGTTCGCAGGGTTTAGGCGATAGTTTACAGTATCACCGACGGCTGCAGTAGTCGTCTGGGGCAGAATAGCGGTTGCAGGGATAGATGGCTTGAAGATAGGGTCGTCAATCACATACGCACGAGCATTAGCGAAGGGTAGGATACCGAACACGCCACGAGCACGGAGGAAGGTGTTAGTTGAGCCGGTAGCGGCATTTCTAAAATCTTCCATTGCTTTAAGACTGTCACGGATTTGGAGCCATGATTGGTCACAGAGGACGGCGACGATACCAGGGTTCTCGAAGGTGTCAACCGGCACGACACGACCGAGGAAGTCGGCTTTTTCCATGTTGAAGGCAGCGGCCAACACATTCACATCCACATTCGCCAACACATCAGATTTGATAACTAAGGCGATGTCGGATTCGGCGCTAGTGACAATGCATGGGTTTCCATTGCTGTCTGGGAAGTTGGTGTAGGCGTTGTTTAGGGTCGATGGGAAAGTAAAGCGTAAGAAATCTTTGCGGAGTTCAGCCAAGAAGGTCTTGAGACTTTGTTCGGTAGTGATGTCGGTGTCGATATAGGTGATTTGGACTTGGTTTTGCGCAACGGCGACATCAATAAGGGATTTGGTATACTCAAATTCATCAATCTCGTCACGAGCAGTCAAGGTTCGGACGAGACCGGAGATGTATTCATCAAGCGCCTCGATGGAAACGAACGCACGGCGTATGTCGTCGGTTGCGATAGTAACGGCGTAAACATCACCCAAGCCATCAGCGCCACGGTTAGTTCGCAAGACAACTTGTTTGGTATCTGGGGTGTAGGTTTTGAGCAGTCGAGCCATACCAGCGTCATTCACGGCGCCAAGGTCATTTCGCTCTGCAGGGTTGGTGAAGATGATTTGGACATCAGAGCCGTAAGGTAGCGCCCCCTTCTTGAACATAGCTAGGCGGTTCTGACCGGTGGTTGCTTGGATGAAGGTAAGCCCAATTCGGTTAATGAGGTTGGACACGAACTCGTTTTGGAGTTTGATGTAGCCATCATTGAGCATGATGTTAGCCAAGTCTGAGAATCCGGCGACGTTTCCTTCGCCATCAACACGCAAGTCCGGCACGATTCTACCGTAAGCATCACTTGCGGTTTCCTTAAAACTGTTGATTGCCCCTGCCAATGCTGCATATTTATTCATAATAATTCCTTTATTGGTTCGTTTGAGTTGTATACCATCCGTCTGACGGCAAGTTCTCACGCTTGCTCATAACTTTGCGTGTGCTACTGATTCCACCATACCGAACGAAAACCGAACTGTCAAGTGCTTTTTACCAAAAACCCCCATTACGGGGGTTCTGGTAGGACTTCTCACTATTGCTACGATATAAACGCCATCAATATTATATCACTCTTTCTCGTAAACCCGATAAATTAGCGCCTCGCCGTCAATCCTTGGAACGAACCTCGCTTTATAGCATTCCCACTGATACCCCCAGTTATTTTTTGTCTGAATCTCCATCACCTTTGCGACTGCTATGTTTTGCAGGTCGCTTAACTCTCGACTTTTTGCCACTGTCTGCAAGTTTCCCTTCGCCGTCGGCGTCTTTAGGAGATAATGCCCCCGATACTTCGCTAGAGGGATTATCCACGTCTGAATCGTTGTTGACATTTTTACCTTTCTTTAGTTTTAGCCCCATATACCAATCTGCATGAGTAAAGAGATGCCCTTTAGGGATAAAGTTATTCTGGCACCCTTTCACGGATACGTTGCTACACCATAATTTCATGGCATCGTTTAGAATTTCCGTCACATAATAAATGTGGCCAAACTTGCCACGCACATCGACTAAAATATCTCCGGCTTCTAGATCTTCAATCTTCGCAGAATCAAAAAAACCATTCTTTATCCATTCTCGTGGATTGTCGCAAGATAGTGCCAACCCATACACACAATAAAAGAGTGCCACGATAGATGTTGGACAGTTTCCGGCATAGCGTATGGAGTCGGTTGTCATGCCGTAGTCCTTCGGATGCCCCAAAACCCTCCCAATAGAGTATTCTATGAACTCTTTGATCCCCCACTTGCCTTTATCTCCTGTTTCTGGGAAGTATGCAGATCCCTTGTATTCTGGGCCGGCAGTTCCATTAGTATTTACTTCAATTTCAATCATGTAATTCTCCTTTGCCGTAATTATACCATATCTTGTATAATAGTATTGAGCCGCCTACACCTTTCGCCTCCCCATACCAGAGATGAACACCGAAGAGGTGCTGATGGGGTCGATTTCATAAATCAGACGACAAGGGCGCTAGACACGGCTTATCCCCCTACCTTTCGGTGAGGGGGATTTTAAGCCAGTTGAGTGGAGTTTGGGGGGTCTATTTTTGTTTTTTTGCGAGGCGTCTAGCGACATCTCTATCTGCACAGTGGCACGGTTGCTTGGGGTGAGTCCAGTGAATCTGGAGAAAAACTTTTGTCACCTTAATTCCCCTACGCCTTCAGATGTCGTGATAATAACGGCTAGGGTATTGCACTAGACTACTTAATTATATCACTTTTTCTTCGTTGCAAGTTCGGCATATGTTTTGATGGGGTTGTCGTAGATAGGTTCGGTTTTCTCTTTCCCCTCTATGATTGTGTCGAGTTTTTTGTTTAGGGTCGCACCATAATTCTTGACGAGAGAGCCGTTTGTTTCAAGTAATTCTTTGTTGTATTCGTCAATCCCCTTGGCATCTTCTGCGAGGGTGTTGGTTTTGTCTTGAATCTGTCCAACAGTGGTTTTAATCCCCATGACGGTCTCGGACACTCTAGCGAAATCATCACCTAATTTCTCTTTCATTTCGTCGACATAGGCGTCCACCATCTCTACATCTTCATCTATGTTTGGAACTTCAAGTTTTTTCTTCATATTTAATCCTCACTATTATTCGTTTCCACTATATTATAGCCGCCGCCACGAGTCCCGTCAACTACCCCTTCTTCAGTTCCCACCCATGCTCTTTTAATATTCTTGCAAGCCCCCCTATCTCTGTTCTTAATGTTCGGACTTCCTCTCGCAGTTGCGCCACCTCTTTTTTAAGTTCTACGTTCTCTTGTCTAACCTCATTATATCTGTCCATCGCCACCTGTTCTAAATCCTTCATATCACTAAAAACCACTGCATGTGTGTCTGTTTTGACCTTCCCCCTATTCATAAGCGCCGTAATTATTGCGCTAATAGCACCTCCCCCCAACAGCCCAGTCAAGATTTTTATAATATCTTCGTTCATATTCCGCCATCTTTTTTATTCAATTCGTCTATTTTTATTTTATCAGAAATAACTTTCCCTAAGACATCTGAACGATAAAGAAAAACTCCAGTTCCTACGGCATAAAGCACGGCGGAAGATATTGCCTCGTTCAACTCCCCAGAGAGAACTACTAAATACAAGACACGGGCGCCCCCAAAGATTATGGTCATTATGATGCACGTCGTAAGCAATGCTCTTTCTTGACGCACCTTGAATTTTAGCGCACAAATAAATACCAAAACCCCCAGTATTGCTAGAATTGGCGTCACTCCTATAAAAAGCCACATCAATTCATCCTTTTTACTGAATAGCCAGAATGAGGTCATAGTAAGTAGGTTATAGCAAGAGAATGCCCCATAGAACATCAGTATCCACCCTCTGTCTATCAGAAGTCTACTGTTTTTTCTCATCACCCCTACCACCATCGGGCGATTCTACGCCTCCATCTTTTCCGTCGCTAGGATTATATTGAGCGATGCCGTTCACTAGAATTGCGAGCGGCGCCGAAATCCATGAGATTAGCGCCACAATATCTTTAACGTCCATGTCTGGACGCAGAATCAGAGAGACAATAATCAGTGCAACTCCGGCCGCCACTAGCACGAGGGATAGGATAATCTTTCTGCCTCTGAGACCGGAGTATTTTTTTTGCATGTTTATCCCTTCTTAATGCTATCTGCCGAAAACCAACCAGTCACGCCATTCATGTTATTATTCATGTTCATGGCGAATGGCCGAACTCTACCATCATTCTTAATAATAGTAATCATCCCACGCTCGCCCTTATATTGTCTGGTCTTAGCACCGCCACCGTAACTATCTGCCGTGCCTACGCCGGTCACAACGACGCTTTCGCCGACAGTATACGTGACTGGTTGGGGTGACGGTGGAGGAGTGGGAGCCGGTGGGGGAGTTTCCTCTTTCGGCTTGCAATACATAATTCCTGGTTTGCTGTCTAGTGCAATGAGGTTAGTCGAAACTACTTTAGACGAATTGTAGTTAGCGTGTGAGACTTTATTTGTAGCAGCGTCCAATACCGCACCAGTATGGCCATACTTTCCGGCTTGATACGCAAAAATGGCGCCGTTTTCTTTGCCACATTTCACCCATCCTAGTTTATTGACCAAATAATTCACCATGTCCACGCCGTTGCATGGGCCGAAATCTGGATTTGGGGCATAATTCATTCGTATGCCGGATGCGAGATACCATGCATATTTAGAACACTGCCACCCTTTACCGCCGTCATTGTCGCCGTCGGCGAGGATTCTAGTTAGAGTTATCATTTGGCCTCCTCTTCTGGGATTGATTGCTCTTCGTTGCCGAGGTCGTTTCGGTCTTGTTCGTATGTTGGTGATGTTTCCATGCTCGCTCCTTTTTATGTTTTTATTATACACTATTTCCATTTATCAATACTGTCTGTCCTGCCGTTATGCTCTGCGGCAATCCAGACCCGACCGGAGCAAAATTATCTACCGCAAATCTGAATGTGATAGACGCAAGTTGGTTTCCGCTCGTCAAAGCGCTTCCAGTAGCAAAATTACCAAATCCGGTTCCGGAGGTTCCTACTGGCAGTTGAAAACTGCCAGTAGGTATAGACGCTAGTGCGGATGAGTCTCCGAAATACATGCAAAAACTACTCACTGTTGCTTGTGAGAGTGAGGGGAATTGGAATGACCCATCCGGCAACTTAGTCATTGCTTTGTTGCTCCTTATAAACTGTTGACAGAAGTTTGTCCCGATACCTTGTAAGAGAGGGAAGTTAAATGACCCATCTGGAAGGCGCCCATTATTACTACCAGAAAACATCTGCGTGCAGAAATTATTACCGACAGACCGGAGATTTGTGAACTGGAACGAACCTTCACTGATTCTATCAAAAACCGTTGGACTGATGAGCGCACCATAGAAAGTCCTATAGCAAACAGTGTTACCGGCTGATGTCACCTCAGAAAAATCAAACATCCCACTAGGAGCGCCTGTCAAGAACCCATCGGCAAGGCTCTCAAAGAAATAACTAAATGCATTGTTCGGCAGACCGCCGGCTACAAGAAATTTATCCATGGATGGAAACGCTGTTATCTCAACCCCACATACGTTACTCCCATATCGAGAGATAAAGGGGGTAGGCGAGTTCTCCCACGCCTTGAATGTTACGCCTTCTTGAGACTCAAGGATAGAAACCGTGTCACCGACTTTTAGATTAGATGCTACTAGACTTGCCGTTGGAGCCACAGAAACGCCATTCACTATAATCGGCGTCGTCCATTTATTAGTTATCCTGCATGATGCAGTTCCTGATAAGACGTTAGTAACTGTGAACACAATATCTGCGCCAACTATGTCAATCTCTGGTAACGTCAACCCAAATCCTCTATTCCCACTACTATCTACCGCATAAATGTTTGGCGTGTATGACCCACCCTGCACATCAGTCACCGATTGTGGGAGAGACAACAAAGATGCTACTGGACTAGCGATTGTTGCACCGGTCTTGTTATTAACCAAAATAACCTCATATGAAGATGCCCCAACCACTGAACTAATGCTAGATATAATTGCCTCGAATCTGCCTCCGGCAACAACAACCGCATCATCTGGGGCAGGTAATGGAGTTGGGGCTTGAATTTCATCTGATATTGGGTTGCTCACAGCGCCATCGAACTGCAACGCCGTTACGGTTACTGCCCAAAGATTACCAAGGTCTTCTTCCGCATAGCCATAAGTAAATGTTGTGCCAAAAATCTGTTGCGTGAATGTGGTAGTTCCATTTGTGATTGTTATGTTGTAGAAATCTGCGCTAGTGGCGGCATCCCACTTCGCCGTCAACTCGAATGGGGTTGAGGATAGCACTAGATTGCTTGGGGCACCTAATGGCGCTTGGCTTATTGCAAATTCTTCAATCGCCGTTTCGGAAGTCTGGGTGGCATTGTATGCCCTAACCAAAATTTGATATTCGCCGTATGGCAGATTATTTAGTGTTACTGCCGTCGTCGCCTGGTTTTGGTTATAGTTGTATCCTCCACCAGTTACTATCACTTGGTAATTTGTCGCCTCCGAAACTGCCGGCCATGATGCCGTCATACTTTGGCCAACAATAGCCAACGTTAACTCCGGAGTATCCAGTGGCGGAATATCCATAAAGATGCGCTGGTTCCTCATGGTTGCGCCGTTAAACATTGTTGGTGGTTGCGGCGCATCACTTCCTGGGCCATATTGCGCCGGTAGATTTTCGTCAAAAGTTCCCATCTCGCCCAAATCTACATCCAGTGGCAACTCTTCAATGCCAAGTTCTCCAGTTCCATTATTCTCGAAATACCTTTGGCTAACTTTATCCCATAGGCAATTCGATGGTGCCGGCGTAGCAGAGTATTGGGTATCTCCAATTGGAACCGGCACGCCGTCAAATACTAATGACCCGTCACTCAAATCATCTATGTTACTCCTAATCCAAACCTTTACTCCGTAAATTGTGCCGGCAAAATTAGAGTTTGCTGAAAAAGCCGATGTGCTACCTATGTTCAACCCAGATTGGTAGGACACCGAAGTTACACTGGAATCCCTTGCGGCTTCAACTCCGTCAATAGTGAATATTAGTGGCCTCCTATTTCTGTATTTCAATTCATACTGCTTATTAAGTTCCAAAGCCGGAAGTGAGAGATAAGAGGTTCCATTACCCAAGCGCAACGTTGAACTATTATAGTTTTTGATATAAAATGATGCGCTAGTTCCTTCCGCATATCCTAAAATTGAACGGTTAGAGCCATAATCAGTCACTTTTGTCTTCACACAAGCCGTGGTATAAGCCCCCGATTGGATTCCGGTTTCTATCCTCTGCGAACCAGTGAAAACTAGCCCATATTTTCTAGTTGGCGACACGCCCTTTACCATCAGAAGTGTTTTGTCATTCAACGAACGCATACTGCTGCCGTCAAACATCGCCATCGGATGATACCATGTCTGGAATCTCTGGATCTGGGTCTGCACAGAATATCCCATTTCGTTAGTGGCTTTCGCACGGTAGTAGTAATCCGTGTGAGGTGTTAAATCAGATAATAGCGTATACGGGATTGTCGTGCCACTCTGATTCCCAGTCGCCGGATAGCGAATTTTATTCGTCATCGTAGTTGGCGTCAACCCCCACTCGATATCGTAGTGGCCACCTTGACCAGTTCCCCATCCACTCACGCCACCAAATAGTTCGCCCTCACGGAGATGCACGTTGCGATGCGAGATAAAATTATTAGACAGGCCATCGTTCGGGTGATTACTACCGTCGTTTCTGAGCCGCAACATCACGTCCCAAATATCATGGGTGCGACCGCCAACAATCAGGTTCGAGAAGTTGAATAATTTAATGTCTCGGAACTCATTGCGCCGGAGCGTAATCGTTTGAGGCCAAGTTCCGCCAGGAAGTGTCATCTGTGGGTATAAGTCCCAAGGGCCATCGTCGACCGACCAGTTCCGAATCAATTGATCGTTGATATAGAGGTTTGCACGATTCGAGCGTGAATATACGCCAGATTTCACAAACCTAGCACGACGCAATACCGGACGCTGAATCGTCATCGTCACATCAGTTCCGCTTACTGAAAAAGTGAAGTCTGCCGTCACCGAAACTGCTGTATTTCCACAAAACCTACCCTGCGCAACTCCGTTCCACTCTCCAGTCTGGTTCTGGACTATTAGTTGACCACCACCAATAGCATAATCGCCATAGTTGCGCCAAGTTCCGCCTCCAAACATGTTAACAAATGGGTAAACATTATTTTCAATTGATGCACCGATGCCGTCGTCGGGAACGGTAGAAATTACTGACGGATAGACATCAAGATTTACAGGGCGACCGGCCATTCCTTAACCCCCTAAACTTGGTGGGACTGTTGGTGCGGCGTCAATATCTCCTTGAACTCTGGTGTTTATGTCATGCGAGAAAATACCTTTGCCTGGATAATCAATGGCGTTTATGTTGATGTTGCCAGTCATAATTTTATCGCTTGGGCCGAGATTGCCCCAGTTATTGATAATGTCGGTAATGGCTTGAATTTTCTGATTGAAAAATAGATAAACTTCGGCAAGCAAAGCATCAGTTTCGGCTCTAGTATAAGCGTCCACTTTCGTTCTCGCCCACACAACTTGGTCATGAGAAAAGTCTAAAGCGTCGCCTATGTTTTGTTCGAGATTGCGTGAAAGGATAAAAGTATGACCAGAATTGTTGTCAAAAGTGTAAATCGTTGCACCAGTATTGTCGTCATAAGCGCCGGCATTTATCTGTGTTATTTTGTGATTCCGTGCATTTACCGCATACCCCATAAGTTCTTCGTCGCCTACGGCACGGTTGCCGGACACCCACACTTGCCATGTTCTAACTGATGGGGTTGCAGACGAATCTACTGGAATCAGAAATGCCTCAATGCCAGGGTCGCCAGTCCAGTTCACAATAACTGGGCCATTCGGGTCAATCGTCACCCCATCTTCAAGGTATGTCGGGATGAGTTCCATCGCTGTGCCGGCAATAAGTTTATTCTGCTTGATAAAATCTAGCAAATTCAAACCTTGAACGTCGTCAACCCAAGCGTCTGACACCCACTGAATTGCGCCGGACGAATCAGATGCAGGGTCGGTCGAGTCTCCGACTTGCACTGCACGATAAAATCTTTTCAACTGCCACCGTTGGCCAGTTGCCTCAAGAGCGAACCCATCCGTGCGCTCTGATACTACAACAAAATCCCCTGGTTTTATCAAGCCATGGATAAACCTATCATCAGGCGATGTCGTCGGCAAGACGTCAAGTGGCGACACATAGTCGCCAGTAAAAGTGAAGTCTCCACGATACGCTCCGCCCAACTCACTGAACTTTCGCCTTACCAGATGGACGGATGGATAGTCGAGGTGGCTATCGGAATCTAGTGATTCGTCCTCACGGTTCCCGACGAAAATGTAAGTGTCATTGAGTGGTCGAAGTAGTCTGACAGTTCGGCCGGCGGCCAATTCTTTGTCGATAATCGCACGGATGCCAGATTCTTGTCGACGGACTTGCTGTTGAGTTGTGGCAGGGTCGTCTTGCTCAAGCACATGTTCGTTGTCGAGGAAAATAAAATAACGATATGGGTTATGTTCGAGTAAGATCACCACATCGCCATATTGCAATTCTTCCGTCGGGTCGAGATTATCGAAGTATTGTGCGATGAAATCATCTTGCCAAAAATCACGTTGGATAGTTCGGCGACCGTGCCATTTTCCATTCAATGTTAGTTTGATGTAGTAAACCAAAAGCGCATATTCGATGTTGACTGGTGTCCGCCAATAAAAGTTAAGTCCTTTTTCGAAAGTCAATTGTGCTAGTGATAGGGCGCTCATACTCTCATGCTACCACAAAATCAAGCCAGTGCAAGTCCAGACTTTCGGAAACGGTATGGCCTATATTCTGGTAAAATCCCATGTTCAACCTCACGCCACCCAATCACACCCTTCGGGATAACGATGTCACGGCCAAACTCTTCAATGGGTAGTTTTCGCAAAAACTTTTCGCTCTCGTCGCTCTCCGAATATCCGGCGATAGTGTATTCCTTCTCGCCATTTTTCTCTTGAACATATGCTTTAAGCCCAATGTATTTTCCTCTTACGTTCTGCTCTTCGACCTTAAATAGCCCAAAATCATCCCCCACACGACCAGTTTTTACAAGATTTTGCAAAATAGATCCATTTGGGTCAAGAAAATGGATAGAGTCGGTGTCCGCATAAACAAAATTCTCGACACCGATTTTGTAAATCGTGTCAAAAAGATAGTGGCGAGCGGCGGCGGCCACGGCTGCCGAAAATGGCACATACCTTCCTTTGCCTCTTTCCGCATGTTTTCCATAAACGAGATTTGCGTAATACTTGCAACAGTCGGCGCCAATCCAATTTCCTTCCGCCTCCGCCGTCATTCTCATCGACAATAAGCGCTCAAGGTATTCGTTATACATGCCGGTGCATACTCGATAAACACAAAAAGAATTGAGGCGCAAATTCTCGCAATGGTAATTTTTCTTGAGATGCAAAAAGTCCGTGTATGGCATCGCTTGCCGAAAAGTTTTATCGAGATTCGAGCGCCCCCAATTCGATTTACTGTCGATGAGATAACCGAAATGCTTTCCGCCCTCCGGCAGGATGAAAGACGCAAGTTGCATCGAGCCATCATCGTTCTGGACGAATGTTTTTGCGACGGCCGTCGGCAGTCCTCCGGATTTCAACTTGATGCGGTCGGCCTCTACCTCAACAATAGTGAAAAAAAGACTTTGGTTTCTGTATCCTTCCGGCACATCAGTAAATTGCTCTTCGGCACTTTTTCTTTTATACCAATGGCAATGTTGCCCATATGGTAGTGGAAGCGACATCATGATTGACGGATACATCGAGTTCACGTCAATTTGCACGATGTTTTCGAGAACACGGTCTTGCTTTCCTACCCCGATGAAGTTGAATTGTTGCAAAAATGCGCTTTGCGCATAATTGCGGAATGGTATCGCTAATTGCCCTTCACCTTTTTTATAATTTTGCCAATATAACCTTTGCATGTCATACTCCTTTGGTTTACTTTGTTGCATGATAACCATTCCGGCAGTTCGGAATCGTCCGAACTTGAATAATTTTTTCGATTCGTAATCTGTTTGGTTGGCTATCCAGTCCACCGTAGTTTTAGTGAAATCGCACTCTCTTTTTAGAATTTCGGGGATTTCATCGGCCGGCACCTTCCATGCTCTGCCGGTGTATGTAAAAAGCATGTTCTCTTTCTTTTTGCCCTTACGAAAAACGCCATCCGAAAAATACATGAGGGCGTTCGAGAAGCATATCTTCGGGGTGGTCATTATCGCACATCCGGTCACTTGGTGCGTTTCTCCGGTGATAATTTGGTCAAAGGCATTTCCGCGAGTTCGCCGAAAAATCGGCTCCGCCTTAATACTTATGGCATCAAGGCCTTTCTGAATGGCGATGAATTGCCAGTCTAATGCCGCCGAAATCGCAACCGACTTTCGATATTTATGCAAGAATTTAACCATTTTTGTCAAGTCGGGAAAATGGTGGTATTCGCCAGTTCTCTCATGAAGCAACGTAATGCCGACAATTTCGGCGTCATTTGTTCGGTTTTCGTTCGGTTTTTTTATTGGCTTTTGTATCAAACTCATGTAGTAGTATTGGGTGCATCGGTCACGCCCAAAATTATCTTTGCGCTCCCCACGACCGTTTTCGGCTCTATATTTTCGCTGATACGCCAAATTTTCGGCCTTCTTTTTGGCCTTGCATCTTCTTGTCTGTTCTTTACGTTTTTCGTCGTAAACTCTAATTTTCCTCACAATATCCTTTCACATTGGATTACTCTGCCATCAGACAGAGGGAGGAACACCAATGCGAAAACTCTTGGCCAGAGTTGAGGATAATAAAAGTTCATCCTCCCTGTCTGATACCCCTATTTTACCAAATATCTACCCCCTGTCAATACTTTACGCCGGCCACTTCGTAGTGAATCCGGCGCCCATGTTAATTTTCCAATCCATAAACCCTTCTGCTGTCCATTCGGCAATTTTGGTTTGTGCCTCTTTGAGCGTTCGCATTTTTCGTTTATGAAATAGCTCATTTTTCGCATATCTGTCAACGCCGGCAAGTTCTTCGGTCATTTCAGACACGTTACTTTCAATTCGAGCAAGACCATCGAGCGAAAATTTAACAAGGCGCCACCTTGGTATTGGTAGCGCCTTTTCGATTACGAAATCAATAAGTTTATTTTTTTTGAGTTGAGTATCGAACGATTGCCGGCTTACCGGTGTCCTTTCTGGGCTATACCTCCACCTCCAGTCTGATTGAATCTCTATACCTAGGATGGCTGCCCATTCGTTGACTGTTCGTTTTTCAACTTTGGCCATGCACCAATAATGCCATGGTCGTGATCGCTTCGTCAACAAGTTCGGTTTTTGTTCTGTGCAAAAGTCGTTGTAAAAAAAACACCCAAAAATATTAGCAACCTTGTTCCAGCACGCATCACATGTTTCGTTTGTCGTCCTTGGCCGTTAATTGCCGGCCGGCAAACTCAAGTCATGTGCTGCTCATTTTAGAGAACGACCTTAGAACGGCTCTCATGGCGTCATACGCAATTTACCCCATAGACGCACCTCTATACCTCTATACCCCAATAGACACGTTGTGCGAAGTGTGGTTGCCTTCCACAGTAGTAATGTGGTTGCCTTCCCTCCCCTCTCCCCACTTT